TTGGTTGCTGTTGTAACTGTGTTGGGGCCGCCATAAAAAGTAATATATTCTGTGGTGGTTGACACACCATAGCCGCCGCTGGCTCCCAATATATTTTTTCCAGCACCGGTGGCTCCCCTGCTACCCCATCCATCGGCACTTACAATCGCGTAACCAGTGCTTTTAGGATAAAGGTTATCAAAGATATATTTATCGATATCTAATGATTTATTATAAAATTCATTAATTTCGGCGTCGGAACCATCATATGGATAATAATCAGCAATTCTCTCCATTGAAGACTTGTAATATAAATATGCAGAGCCATATTTGGCAAAGTTTGCAGGCTCTGTATAATCGATTTGAGGAATATACGTTTGTTGCTTTTCGCGAATCGCATTAGCGTTTCTTGCCGACTCTACCTCTTTAAAAGCATCTCTGTTGGTAGTGTCGGAAAGATAATTGTTAGGGTTGTCTGTAGATTCGAAAAGTTTCTTAATACTCATAATCTTCTACTCGAAACTTAAATGTTTCGTTTTGCTCCATCCAAGAACGTAAGGCGGCATCATAAAATGAAAATTTAAATGCATACTCATATCCTGGTTCTAATAAATTCATATCGAAATCAAAATAGTTTCCAGAAACATCATGTGATAGATATGTGTGATAATCGCTTCCGGTGCCATAAGGTATCGCTTCGTAAGAATCGAGCACCCTATAAACTCTATATGAAGCGCTATATATTGTTGTGGTAATTGGCGTAATGTTCGCTTTCGTATAGACAGTGGGACTCCAATACTTATTTCTCACATATAAATTAATTCTTGCTGTTTCATTTTTACGATAAGCATCACGTAAGTTGGTGATGTTCATATAATAAATCGGTTTAGCAGCGTTGTCTCCGCCTGTTAATGTTTTGGGAGTAATTGATGCTGTTGCATATTCCGTGGTGCCGCTATGCCACACATCATATAATGTTTTTAATGGTGTAGCTGCTGCTGTAACGGCGAAAGAAGCCGAATAAATACCGGTTTTAGACCACCCGCCGGTAGCATTAGTATGCAGATTGGTAACAATCCCCCCTCCAGCCGGCAACAGTAACTTGGATCCGGAGGGTGCCGAGTTGTCTGACGAGCCAGAATATAAACTAACCAAAATACTTCCCGTAAGAGTTTCGCTGCCGGTACCGGGAAGGTCGGACAATTGGCCGCGAATATAGTTGTAAAGATAAATTTTATTTAAATTATCAGCTGCTTGCGCTAGTGAACTACTATAATAAAAATCGCCGCGCTGGTCAATAACGCGGCCATCCCACCGTGCTTCAACAACCGGGCGCTTGAAAAAATATTGTGAGCCTCTAGCAAAAAAACGTTTGGTATAATAAGAAACAGTAGCGCCACCAGTAAGCGGCAAGACGGGCGCCGAAGCGGTGTTGGCGCCGACAGACGCGCTAGCTTCTAAACTAGATGAAAAATGTATGCCAATACCATTATTTGCAATCGTACCTGCTATCCAATGTTCTACTAAGTGCGTTATATCGATTTCTAAATCTTCGAGGCCTGTTGTAAAACTTCCTGTATATTGTGGATCAGCAGAGCCGGTACGATAAGAACCACCAACACAATCATTAGAGGTATAACTACTGCCAGTCCACGCTGTTGTACTTGACGCGCTCATCCAGTTGGCGCCGGTGTTGCCCTTTGTAGCGTCTGTATATTGTTCTAAATCTAAACCAATTCCTTCTTGCCATGATTGTGCCACAGCCCGAATTGATAATGTATAATCAGTTGGAACAGTTTTAGAATGCACCGCATTAAACATACGAAGATAAAAACTAACGCTACCACTTGCTGGAATTACAGAATTGGTTCTATCAGTTGATATTCCAGTGGTTGGAAATTTAATTAGAATCCTTGAAAGCTCTTGAGAACCTTCGGTTGTCGATGTATTTTCAGTTTGTCTTCCATAAATCGAAAATGTTTCAAGCACATCGGCTACTCCAGCATTTGCACCGGTGCCACGAGTCTGCATATCCATTTGATAAGCATTAACTATGGTAGTGTCAGCATCAGCTTTATATCTTTTTAGCGCCATTATCTAATCTTTCCTTTAACGTCCACATCCGGATACTTAAGTTCTAAAATAGCGTTTTTGGGTACCATTAAATAATTTCCATCTGGAGATAAATTTGCATTCATGTCTATTTCAATTCCGGAATAATTGGCTGCCGATTTGTTATTTAATTTTACTTTTACTACATCTAGAACGCCTTTTACTCTCTTTAAAGTATCATATATATCACTGATATAAATCTGTTCTCCAATAAAAAATGGTGTCGAGTATTTTCGCTTTAAAGCAGATACACAGTCATCCAATAATATAAATTTATCTGCATTTGTGGCCGGCTTAACAATAAAGTCAATTCCGAAATTAATAATATAAGGATCGAGAATATCAACTGTATCACTAATCATTCTAAAATGATTTATCCAAATTTTTAAATTCTTTTTTATTGTCGAGTTTGTAGTTGTTAGACGATTATTTTGGTCTTCAGAAATAACATATAAATTTAAATTTCTCTTAAGGGAATCGGGATCTCTCTGTACAGAACACCGTTTTACAGATCCAAATTTGGCTGGCATTCTATAAACTAAATTCTCATAATCTGCTTGTGTGACGGCTCTATTCTGTGTTGGAAAAGTATCAAAAATTCTCCTTTTAATTTCTGCTGTGGTTGCATTGGTGGTGCTACCTAACACAGGTTCCTCATTAACAACTTCCAAAGAATTAATAACAGCACTCACAGAAGATGCATTTAGCGTTTCTCTGTTTGGGAAATCCATACTAGCATTACCAACTGCTGTAATGTTATTTGCGCCAACATTTGAATTTGTCGGATTGGTCGTTCTATAGGTAATTGTCAAAGTGGTATTAGTGGGTACAATTCCATAATTCTCATTTTTTGAAAGTTGTGTTGGATCAAAAGTTGTATCTGTAACATAGTCTTTGGCGAACACATTTATTGCTACCGATTGTGGATCCGCCACCACATTCGATTCAGCAGCATTGCCGCTTCCAAATTGAAGAAATGTGGCATGTCTACTTCTTTCGACAATAAATTTGCGCGTCACAAGATAGGGCTTTAAAATAGAAGGCACATTATCATTTTTAAAATTATTATTTGAAATTTCTTTAAAAACTATATCTTGAGCAAGATAATCTACTTCAAAATATTCATTTCCTTCTGAATCAGTAACAGAAATAATTTCTGAAAGGTTGTTTACTGCTAATTTTACTTTTTTAAATCTCTGGAAGGCGCCGACTCTAACTGTTTCTTGGTTAAAACGCCCCGAAACAACATCGCCATACGCTTTAATAGCGTAGAAAGTTGGGGCGCCGGTGGTTGAATTTACCTGGGCTGAAACTGTGGGCCATCTAGCTGCTGAAAAATCTATATTTTCTGTTAAAACAAAATTCAATCCATTGGTAGAAGTAAAGCGAGTGCCTTTCTTCAAAATAGGAATATAATCCGTATCGGGACCTAAACCAGTAGAAGAGGCAGGCACAAGAATAAATACAGCTACTCTTCCATAAGTTGAGGGGCGCCCGGTGGATTTATAGCCCAGCATTCTTCCATGACGAAGAACGTTATTATACTGATAAGCCGTGTCTAAAAACGACTCATTAACATTATAGTCTAAATAAAACGATAGTTGATCTCCGACATAAGCAACTGCATCCAACATCAAAGAACCAAACGAAGCCTCGCTAAAATCCTGAAATGTGTCTGGATAAAAGCGCTCGGCAATTCCCATTAAATCACGGCGAATGCCCTGAAAATCTCTATGTGTATAGTCAATCGGTATAATCTTTTTTTGTTCGTCGGACATGAAAAACCCTCATTTTTAAATAGTAAATTCTAACAAATCTTTATCATCTAGTTCTGGAATGGCATAAAATATAGAAAAGGCTAAACGGTTATTGTCGGCATCGGCTATCCCAAAAGTAATATCTATTATTGATACAACTGGCAAATAAATATTGACTTGTTCTCTAATTTTGCTATCTATTTGAGACTCTACTCCAGAGCCATAATTCTGAAATAAAAATCTTTTCATGCCAACACCAAAATCTGGCTCCATTACCCGTTCTCCGGGATCGGTTAGTAAAAGCATTT